TTTGTAGTTCATAGGAACAAGATTAGAGAGCAGGCTCTTATGTATAAAAGTCTCGGAAAGCCACATGACAAAAAGTGTTTAGAAGAACAGCCAGATGTTTACTTGAATCTTGTTAAGAATCGACAAGACGGCACAGAAAAGAATTTTGGGCTATACTTTCATAAAGATTCTATGCAATTTACGTCAATTGAAGGAAAACCAATGCCGTTGGAGCAAAATACAGATGATTATTGAGTATGACTACAGGAAGTAGAGCAGGCAAAACCAAAAATCTAAAATGGCGAGAAAATTTTATAAAAATACACGCTGTTGTGAAGAAACTGTCCCCGCTGTTTGGGTACAACCCAGACACAGAGTTATGGGAGTCGCCAGAAAAGAAAATGATGTTGTCGGTTATAGAATTAGCTTTAATCGACAAACACAATTGGGATCAAGTCATGTCGCGTCAACCAAGTCAAGAAGAACGAGTTTTAATAAACAATGCAGAGCCATACCTAAGAGGTGATTTGTGGCATGCCGAGATTTGTGGCGTGGACTCTGATTATGTCAAAAGAATCATAAAAGAATACGAGCTATGAATGTTTATAAGAAAAAACAGGTGCTATCCATGTATATCAATACTGATCTTGATCCTTACGATATCGCTGATCGGCTACATGTCAAAAGAAGAGAGGTTATCAGGCTACTGGAACAGACGACCAGCTTACCGCCCGATAATAACGAGTTAGCATGCATAAATTGCACCCCAGGCTTTATTGATTATCTAAGGGGCCAAGGCCATGGAGTTTAAGCTTGATAGCAGGAGCCAATTAACTGCTAAATTAGTCAATTGTGAGTGGCCTGAGTCTACAGATGGTTGGATCGTTACGGTAGTACCCGTAAATGGGGCAAAAAGGCCCAAAACTGACGCTCAGAGGAACGCTTTCCATGTCTGGTGCGGATTACTAGCGGAAGAATTAAATGCCGCAGGATTCGATCAAAGGGTGGTTTTTGCCGCAATGCGCGAGGGTGTTGATATTCCATGGGGCAAGATCACTGTCAAAGAAAACTTGTGGAAGCCAATTCAAAAGGCAGTGGTGCAAAAAGCATTCACTGAGGAGTTAGAAATAAACGAACACGATCAGATCTACATGGTTTTGCATAGATGGCTGGTGAACAACGGTTTTCCATGCCCTATGTGGCCTACTGGGGGCGAAAAATGAAAAAAAAGATACATGTTAATCAGCATCACATTAAAGCCAACAGTAAAGGCGATAGTTTGCCTGTTTTGACTGTTAAAACGTACAAGGGTAATAGTAAAGCCAACGAAGCGTGGATTAAATGTGACTGTTGCGGGAATATAGCGGGCATTTTGAAGTACAGTCCAGATAAACCCCTGTCTTGTGGCGCTAAAGTGTGGCTAGAAACTGATGAAAAAGTGTTCTTGCCTGAAATGGATGAGTGGGTATGAGTAAAGTTATCAACCTTAGCGACATAATTGATGCAGAAAAGCTCACAACATACCAATTAATCCTGTTGCAAGCGTTAAAAGACAGTGTAGAGGAGAATATAGACGCTACACAGTTCATAATTATGGGTCTGTCGCACAGTTTTAAGGGTAAAGTGCAGTTAATTTACCAATTTGACAACCAAGACGAAGAAAGTCTAATAATGGCAAAGGGTTATTTAGACGTATTACAATCCCAAGCGACTAGGCAACTGGAGAAACCAGATGATTGATGAAAGCTTGTTGGAATTTTGTACTACAGAAAGGCAAAAACAGCACGTTAAAGCCAAAATTGAGCACAGAACAGCTATGCAAGCGGCAGAAAGTTTAGGCATTACCAAAAGATCCCTTCAAAAGTCACTACAACAAATCAAAATTAATGCAGCGAAGAGAGGCTGGTCGCCACAACACGACATGCACCACTCGGTTCCTGATGGTTTTGTCGCCAAAGGTGTTTCTACGCTCTATGATGATGAGGGTAATGTAAAAGTTCAGTGGGTCAAGTCTGCCCTCACTCAGCAAGACAAGTTAGACGCTATGACTAAGGCCATTGAGGAGATGGCTTTAAACAACGCAGGTCTAGCGCCTAAAGTGTCAAAGCCAAGAAAGCGTTTGGCTCAAGACGAGCTTGCCTGCTATCTAATTGGCGATGCACATATGGGAATGTATGCCTGGGGGGATGAAACAGGAAACGATTTTGACTGCGAGATTGCCAGCAGAGACTTGAAGTATGCGTTTGATCGCCTTGTGCAGAATGCACCTGATAGCGACACAGCATTGATACTGAATCTAGGTGACTTTTTCCACTTCGATAACCAAGAGCAGACGACTAGAGCATCAGGCCATAGTTTAGATGGTGATACTCGACTGGAGAGAGTGTTCGCCATTGGCATCACTGTTATGAATTACATGGTCAAGCGAGCGCTAGAGAAGCATAAGAAGGTCATCTGTAGGAATGTTCGTGGTAATCACGATGACATTATGTCTATGGCTTTGAAATTTCAGATGGAGGCGTACTGGAAGAATGAGAAGCGAGTGACTATTGAGATGAGTCCAGCTCCCTGCTGGATATACGAGTTTGGCAAGGTTGGCCTTTTGATTACGCATGGACACGCACCTAAACCCAACAAACTGCCTGAAGTGTTTGCTGGCATGCATCCAGAGCTATGGGGTAGAACCAAACATAGGTACGCATTACATGGTCACTTTCATTCTAAAATGACTCATGATAGTGCTGGTATCAGAGTAGAGGGGTTTTCCAATCTTGCGCCTAATGACGCATGGCACAATGAGCAAGGTTATCTTAGCCCACAAGAGATGACTATGGTTGTGTACCATAAGGAGAGAGGAGAGATCAGGCGCAGCATTGAGCGACCTGCTTAGTCTAAAGAGTCAAAGATGCAATCCAAAAACTGATCATAAATTATCTGTTTTGCGACTTCTGACTCCTGCGTTCGTAGTGAGTATTCTATCTGTTCAATTTGACTTTCGCTTAATGTAATTACCGCTTGGTCAAGCATTGATCTGACATAGTTAGGTTCACTGTCAATAGTTATCACGCATCTAGTTTGATGGCTTAATTCATGCCATTTTACTGTTTCCATCGTCAATAGTTTAAAAGGTGGTACTGGGTTTTGCCAGTCAAAAAAAAGGGGACTCTATGTCCCCAAGTATGATTGTAATATCTTCAATCCAAGCATTGTTCCGAGAAACAATAAAATAAACATTTTTTCCTCACTCATTCCATTCCTCCATCTCTGCATCAATATCATCCAAACATGGCCCACAAATATGCTCTCGGCCATCTTCATCTGGATCGCATGGAATCCTATTAACAAATCTGCCTGACCCGAAAGATGAATCTTTTTTACACACCACACAATGTTGTTCTAAGCTTTCCATTATTTCCTCCTATTTCTTGTAAGAATGCTTACATTAGACTACAATGAACCTGTTTTCAACTAATTGGAGGGAAAACAATGAAATTTAATATATTGGAAGATTGCACGATTAGTGCTGGTACGTTTATAGATGGTGGTGTTGTTCATAGCATTTGGCTCGGTTTTAGCAGTTGGAAAAGAGAGTCTGATGACAACACTGTCTCAGGTTATGTAGAAATCTCTTATCCAGATGCAAGTAATCGCTATGCCACAACACACATAACGCTGACTGGTGAAGAGTTTTTTGAATTGTTAGATGCTTTAAAAGAGGAGGAATCACAATGAAAGATATTACTTTTACTGCCGAATTTACTGGCCCGCAAACTTTCACTGGTACAATGATGATGGGTGATAAACGTCTTCAGTTTGTGCCTGTTGATAAGAGTGACGACAACGATCCAACACTGTTCGTTATCGCCAACAAACGTCTTGACTGGCAATTAGAGCAGATAGAGAAGTTAGAGAAGCTTATAGAAGCCATGAACGAGAATCATGACGCATTGGCTAATGCTGTTTTCACGCTAGAGGAGAAACTGGATAGCTTAGAGCATGCTGTTTGGTGCGTAGAGCAAAAACAAGATAACTTTGAAACGTCTGGCAAAGATCAATTCACAAAGCAGGTCGAAAGAGTCGTAGAACTTAGCACTTCAGTAGATACAGTGATTACTGAGGCCGCGACTAAAGCCATTGACGATTATGATTTTGGCGATGTTGTTGATGACGCATGGAAGCAGGAACGTCATGCGATCCAAAAACGTCTTGACTATTTAGAACGCAACGAACGTCTGTGCGGAGATTACATAGTGAATCTGTGGAGTCACTTTCGTCAAGCAGAGGAGCATACAAGTTTGCTACATCGTGAGTTTGGTAGCATGGGTGATGCGTCTTATGAATTCATGGATAAATCTGGCCATGCTTGCGGAGGGGATGAAGAATGAAGAATCCAATACCATATAACTCGATGTTTAGAGATTTTGATAGTCTTAATCAATTGATGGGTTTCCTAGAGAGAACCTACACTGGGCCTGAACGTGCTGACATGCTGATGATAGTCCAGTTCACACTTAATGCCTGTCACAAGGTAGTGAACGATGCATATGACCCAGCAGGTCTTCTGACTGAAGAATCGTCAACAGTCACTTTGGAAAATCGTCAAGAGTTTTCAAATTAACTAGCCTGTGCGAAAATTTTTTTTAAACCAAAAAAAAGGGGATCTAAAAAATCCCCTATTTTTATGCCTGAATTATTTTTATTACATTTCTGTGATTAAGTACCAAAAGCAATAAATAACCAGAAACCAGCCAAAAATCTCAACTATGACCTCCATTGCTTTGCCCTCATTTCGTATTGCTGTTCAATTAGCCTGGCCCTATTGATCACCAGAGCCACCAGAGAACGCCTCGGGAGCGTTTCGTAGGTTTCGTGCAGGTATTCGCTCGCAACCCTAAACATGCTCGGCCAATGGCTATTAAACTCGAATGAGCGATGCACATGCTCTGCCGCGTCTTGGATCTCGAACTCGTTTAGATATTTCATGCTACCTCCTCACTCAATATGTCCATTTTAAGATTTATCTCTTCGCGGATTAACTGCATGGTGCGATAGCCTGATTTAGTCCAATTACTAATAGCGGTATCTAACCAAGTATGGCGAATTATTTTTTCTCTGCCCTCATCCCAGTAGTCACGATGAATGATGAACCGCAATTTTTCCTCATTGCTGAAATCCAGAAAATAAATGAAATCTAAATCGCCATGTAATTCATCAGTGATTCGATAATGATGATTGTGATTGTCATACGGAGTAGTTAATAAACTAGCCATAAAATCATTGATAGGATTTGTTGGCTCTATTGCTGTCCCCTCGTTATGACGCTCTAAACCCATTTCAATCGCCATAGCTAAACGACTAGCCAAATCATATCCACAGCCCAACCGTTCGGGATAGCCATCATAATGCCTATACAGGATCGTCTGGCTCTGACCTTTTTTAATTATCACGCATGCTCTAGTACCCATCTTACTTACCTCCCATTGCTTCACATAAATCTTGAAATCGTTTTTTAGTGTCGGCTTTATTGCCCTGATCGTGAGCCACCCAGAGATAGTTTCCTTTGATGCCTACGAAACGCGAGAGCTGAGATCCACAGCGAACCCATTGCCCTCTTTGTAGTCTGATCTGGCCTTCCAGCACTGCGTCACCATGTTTCCATAAATCAATCGGTTTAATGTACTTCATTTCATTTGCCTCCCAGTTTTTTAAACGTGCTCTCAATTACTTTGCCTGAATAGTCCTGACAGTCTTCGAAGTCATCCTCATTGTCATCATCCAGAATGATATTGATCCAGCCAATCATCGGCATGTCATACCTGTTGGAATACAAGATCGCACCAGCACCAGACTCACCTACTCTCGGCTTATCAATTAACTTCTCTGCGCTTGGATCGAATACCTCAACCGAAGTGATATCCATCGATTCAACATGCTCCACAATGTCTGCGTATTTGCTGGATGGTTTGAGTAAGTTCTCTCCCTCTTCACCGTCCATCACTGCGATCTGATAGCCATCGGCTAGTAGACTTCTTATTACTGATTTATAGGTTTTCATTTCATGTCCTCCTAGTTTGCATGAGACGCGCCTAAGCGCGTTTCGATCCATTAGATCTCATCAGTCATGCTTTTAATTAGCTTGCGTTCTTGCTGGCGCTTGCCTGCCCTCACGCGCTTTCGCTGTCGTTTGGTTTCACCTCTCGACAATGAATTCACTTTCTCAAGCTTCTCCGATTTACCCATAGTATTCACCGTGATCCCTTTCCCATTCCATGACATCAATAATGACCTTGCGCTCATCCTCGGAAAGTATCTTCCAAGCGAGAGTCATTTTCGTGTCTTCCTTCCAGCTGTCCTTATCTTCCCATCGCGGCCCATCGAGTTCCTCGACCGTGCGAGTATCTGGTGCAACGACAGTGGCGATATAGTCATATGCCTTGTTGCATATCTTGTAAACCTCGACCTCATCAATGTGCGGAGCACTGTGATACTCAAAGCAATTCTCGATCTCGTCTGGAGAGTTCCAGTCAAGACAAGCCTGCATTCTCGATGGTAGTGATTTAAGTTCATGTTGCATGGTGTTACCTCCTAAGTTTTAAAAAATAAAAATAAGCATAGTCTAGTAAAGAGTAAGCATACTTACAAGTAATGACAGTCACAGCATCTGACTGGATCCAGCATGCAGACTGGATATGCCTGCATCATCAGCACCTATGCATTTATTTTTTATTCCCCAGGCGATTAACCAGATCACAACAAGATAATGCTGTAGCGACTGGCATTCAATTTGGTTTGGATATCCCAGAGTTCACACACATCCACCCAGTTAAAAGTAATTCCAGCCTAGATCCAGCCAATAGAAAGGGATTCTGCGATTCTGCACAAGTAGAAGGAAGACCCGACCCCCAACTCCCGCGTAGCGTGTGGTATATGTTATCCACCCCATATATCGGAGGCTTTTTCAACCTAAACGGTATGTTTCGTATACAATTCAGAGACTTGCGAGAGAAAAGGTGTTTTAGTAGTGGTAAGATTGGTACTGCTTAGGAAGGTATTTGTAGATAAGATATTGATATAAAAGGGTTTTACCCCGAACTACCTAGTATATATATGTTCTGAGGCAAAAGAACCCCAAGGGAAGACTCTTTAAAGCCTAACCAGGGTTCCTTTTACGTTGGAACTTATGTGTTCCTCGGCAGTTTGTCATTAACGCAATTAAACAAACTCGGCTGCCTTCTACTAGCGTGTAGTCCACCCCCTGTTCAGCCTTTCGAACTCAGATGCGCCATGGGGATTCTTTTTGCGCTTTAAGCCTTGAGCGGTGAGGGAAGCTTTCGCTGGACATATCCTTCAAGGCCGAGATAAATCACTCACAAGTATAGTCGAGTTTTAGACTAACGTGTATTATAAAAAGCGATTTTTGCCTACTTTTTTTTAATATAATTTACAACTCTTAATCTACGCCTTTATACTACGCCTGTCGGTTCCTCCTCTCTCAGGCCGACCGCCTCTTCTAGCGTACTGTTCGGTTGCTAGGAGGGGCAACTAGGAGAATAAATGCTACAAAATTTAATAGGCCCAGTTTCATCGCTTTTGGAAAAAGTCATTCCAGATAGCAGTATGCGCGACCAACTAGCGCATGAAATTGCTACAATGTCAGAAAAACATGTTCACGAAATAGCCAAAGCCCAAATTGAAGTTAACAAACAAGACGCTAAAGGAAATTGGTTCCAGTCTTCCTGGCGGCCAGCAACGGCCTGGGTTTGTGTAGCAGGATTTGCAGTCAACTTTTTCATTAGTCCACTAGCGGCTCCTTTCGGAATAATAGTCCCCCAGGCAGATACGAGCGTAATGATGCCAGTTTTAATGGGTATGCTTGGCCTTGGGGGTATGCGCTCTTTTGAAAAAGTAAAAGGCGTAAATAAAGGATGAGCATAAATTTTAATCCAGAGGTGTCAGTGGCAAACGTACTAACTATAGTGTTAGCCTTGACAGTTGGATTATCAGCCTGGAACAGCGTTGAGGGCCAGGTGTCTCAAAATCAAACAGCAATCAATGAAAGTAAAGAGTCAGTACAAAAAATAACTGACGATTTAACTGAATTAAAATTAGACGTAGCTTTAATTAAACTAGACTCAGAACACGCATCTGAAATGATGGAAGAGATCAAAGCTAACCAAAAACACATAATTGAACTACTTAGCGGTAAAAGTTAATGATTGGAAAGGTAGTAACTGATAATGTTTTAGGCAATGGAATTATATCGCATAACACAGTAGGAGGGCTTTCCCCAGAAGGTGACGCTGGTTTAATTAGTGAGTTTGTTATGAACTGCCGTCAGTATGCTAATGCTTTTACTAAAAGTGTGTCTAGGGGTTATGCCGTAGCAGGGTTTATTCCTGGTTTTGGTTTTACGACACCATCTACAATTACGATAGGCAGTGGCGCTGTTTTAAACTTAATGACTAGAGCTGGCACAGATTTACAGCAATCAGTTCCCGCTCTTTATGAATACGACCCTGATAGTGGGGCGGCAGAAACTATAACTTTTGTAATGATAAGTACCACTAGCGGTACATCTGCTCCAGCCAACAACGATGCTAATTATTTTAAAAGCTTAAAACTAATAAACACAACACAGAATACAACTACAGTTATACAAAGAAGTGATTTTCAATTATCTACATTGAACTCAACATCTGGTAATGGTTTTCGTGCAAATTTTACAAGAGTACAGACTGTAAATATAAACAACCTTGATGTTATTAAAGTTCAACTAAGGAGCGATTAATGTACTCTTGCGTATTAAATCCTACTTACAGTGATGATGAATTTGCTAGGCTTTTTAATGACTCATGGGAAAAGCTCCCTGCACATCATAAACAGTTTACACAAGAAGAGTCTTTGATTAAACAAAAGAGTCGGATCGAAAGGATGAATTGCAAAATTGGTATTTATAAAGATGGGTACTTGCTTTGCCTTTTTTCTGGTATAGAGAACAATGGGAAAGTAGGGTTAGTTTCCGCATACTTTGGAAAAAACGCATCTGGAAGTAAAAACTATATTTATGATTCTGACTGGGTCTCTACATTTGAAAGCTTTAATAACACTAATTTTGCAGAGTTTGGTTATTCAACTATTAGCGGTTCATCTATAGATAGTTGTTTTACAGGAGAAAGAATCAACAACGCAGGGTACTCTGACGTAGAAACTGGAACGACAGAGCAAGATGGCGTTACCTACAACGGTTTAAAATACGCTGCAAATTAATATGATTGACCATTTAATAATCAGCAACATAATTTCAAACAACGTAATTACTAACTAACGAGGTAATAATGAGTACAGCATATACAACAACCGCAGGCGGAAACCCTGCTATGACAGGAACAGCAGCAGCTACAGGGGTAGATTTTGTTTTAGCTACTGGTGCTGCAAGAGTTTTTTTTACGGTTCCACCTTTAAGTACAGGAGAATCTCTTGAGTTGCAAATCAAAGAGACTAACGGTGGCTCATACGTCAAGGTAGGAACAATTTGCAATAACGGTGATTCTGTTGGCGTTGTTACTTCAAGAGGTGGCGGATCTACTTTTAGAGTAAACAAGTCTGCTACAGGTGAAAGCGTGGCGGTGTTTTTTGATTAAAAGAAAACGAAAGCTAACAGCACAGCAGGAAAAATTTGTTGATTTAATGGCTAAAGGTTATCACGAAGGCCCAGATCCAACAAAAATGACTGTTATGGATGCTTTTAAACTTGCTGGATATTCTCCAGATAAAGGTAATGCGTACAGGCTGTATAAAGATTTAAAATCTATTATACGAGAGCGTAGAGATGATTTGGTTGAAGAAAATCAAGTTGCCTCGTTAGCTACTAAAATCATCGAAGACATTATGGTCAATCCAGAGATAAGACCAGAAATACGCTTAAAAGCCGCGCAAGATATTCTGCACAGAACAGGTCACGATAAACCTAAAGAAGTTAACCTTAAACAGACAGTATCTGATCTGTCTGATGCAGAACTTGATGAACAACTATCCGAACTAATTGAGTCATCTGATAATGTCAAACAGCTTAAACAAGGTTGAAAAAGAAAAACTCTTAACCTTAATGCAGGAAAGAGAGGAGAGAAGAAGGTTTAATGCTATCTCTCAATGGAGTCCGTATGGCTGGCAAGAAATACTTGCAAATGCAACAAAAGAAAATAACCAATGTTTAGCGATGGCAGGCAACAGGGTAGGCAAAACTTACACAGGAGCCAGGATCACATCGTGTCACCTAACAGGAAAGTACCCTGACTGGTGGAAAGGTAAACGATTTACTAAACCAATTAATGCCTGGGCTGCTGGTGCTAGTACGGTTACAACAAGAGACATTCTGCAAAAAGAATTGTTGGGCGATCCTGTTAATATAGAATTAAGAGGATCAGGAGCAATACCAAAAGATTGCATTGTTGACGTTATCAGAAAACCACAGATTCCAAATGCAGCAGAAAGTCTAGTTATAAAGTTTCATAGCCCTTCAGGAAAGCACATAGGTGAGTCGGTGCTATCGTTTAAGTCCTATGAAATGGGCGAAGAAAAATTCATGGGTTCGTCTCTAGATTGGATTTGGTTAGACGAGCAACCAGCACAGAATATATATACCCAGTGTTTAACAAGGACACTGGATAAAAGGGGTTTCGTTATGATGACGTTTACTCCTGAAAGCGGCATGACTCCTGTTATTAATCAATTTTTAAAAGACAGGAAGAAAGGCCAGTTTCTAATACAAGCAGGGTGGGATGAAGCGCCACACCTTGATGAAGATGCAAAAGAACAGATTTTAGCGCAGTATCTTCCTAACGAAAGAGAAATGCGTACAAAAGGCCAGCCTGTATTTGGCAGAGGTATGGTTTTTCCTTATTCGCTTGAGAAAATAGTAATAGAAGACTTTGATATACCTGACTCCTGGCCTCGGATTAGTGCAATAGATTTTGGCTTTGACCACCCTACAGCAATAGTGTGGGCTGCAATTAACCCAGAAAATGGTTGTTTTTATATTACTGACGAATACAGAGAATCTCGTCAAACAGCAGTAGAGCATGCTATAGCAATAAGAGCCAGGGCTCACCAACCGCCAATAGCGTGGCCGCATGATGGCAACAGAACATTTGATGGTGGTGACTCTATGGCAGAGCAGTATAGGCAGGAAGGAGTTAACTTTTTACCAGAACATTTTACAAACCCCCCTGATATATCGCAAACTAAGGGGGATATAAAGATTTCTGCTGGTATAACTGCAATGACCAGGGCTATGCAGAAAGGTTTGTTCAAAGTATTTCAAAGCTGCCACCATTGGCAACAAGAGTATGGAACTTACCATTTTGGAGAAAGCGGCAAGATAGTAGACAAAGAAGACGATTTAATGTCTGCAACTCGATACGCCTTCCAGAGCCAAAGGTTTGCACAAGCAGTTAAACCAACATACAAAAATTCCTGGGCAAAACGGGAGAATGATAAAGAATATGACTGGGTTATCTAATGACAATATCTAACAAAGATTTATTAACAGTAATTGATGCTTATGAAGATAACGTGTCTGATCACATGGATAGCGATGCTGCCCAGACTAGAGCAGATCTTATAGAGTTTTATCTTGGCGAGCATTACGGAAATGAAAGAACTGGTTACTCTCAAATAGTAACTAGAGAGGTTTACCAAACTGTTGAAAATATTAAAGCAGACATAGCAGAATTATTTATATCTGATGATGAAACAGTTAGGTTTGAGCCAGAAGGCCCAGAAGATATAGAGGGAGCGCAACAAGCAACAGACTACATAAGGTATGTTTTTTACCGCCAAAACGATGGATTTGGCGTTATATTAGACTCGTTAATGGATGGATTACTGCAGCGCCAAGGTATTATAAAGCGCTGGCGATCCATGGAAGATGTTGTTACAACTCATAACTTTAGCGAAATATCTGAAGAAGCTTACTCTGTATTAGAGCTAGACCCAGAAGTTGAAATAGTTGAGTTTGAAGAAGAGCGCAATGAATTAACTGGTATGTTGACTTACAGCGGTAAGTTGACCAGAACTAAAGAAAAAAGCGAAACAAAAATAGAATGCGTACCGTCAGAAGAGTTTGCTATAGACGCAAACGCAACATCTATGTGTACCGCAAGATACGTTAGGCAACGTAGCATGAAGTCAAAAAGTGACTTAATTGCTATGGGGTTTGATGAAAAGAAAATAGAAAAAGCTTCAACATCATCTGGTTATAATGAATATGATTCACCAGAAAAATTAGCTAGAGATTTTGACACTAGCGACTACGGTGATCAAAACGAATACATTTCTAAAATGTACGACTTACATGAAATTTATGTTCGTTGTGACAGAGATGAAGATGATTACGATGAACTTCTCAAAGTTTGTAAAGTAGGCAACACTGTATTGTCTGTAGAAGATGCTGATGAGATTCCGTACAACATATGGACACCTATTCGTATTCCGCACAGATTGACAGGTCTTTGCCCTGCTGATGCGGCAGCACCCATCCAGAAAGTTAAAAGCACTTTGTGGAGAAACCAGTTAGACAACCAATACAACCTTAACAACGGTCGCCCTGTTATTGTAGAGGGGCAAGTAGACTTAGATTCAGTAATGAGCAGCAAGCCAGGCGCTCCTTACGTTGTTAAGCACCCTAATGCTATTTCATTCCCTAACCAACCGCAGTTTGGCCAACATACAAACAGCATGATGGATATAGCTGATCACATGCTTGAGCAAAGCGTAGGATCAACTGATAACTCAATTAGCCCTGACATACTGCATGGCAACACAGCAGCAGGTGCGGTTAGCCAGGTTTTATCTAAGCGCCAGGCTAGAGTTCGCTTAATAGCAAGAGAGTTTGGTGAATTTTTACGCAAAGTCTTTATGGGCATCTACGAGTTAGAGATTGCTCATGCAGAAGACATGGAAATCTTTAGATTGGACAATCGTTTTGTAGAGGTAGATCCCCGAAATTGGCATGCAAGAAAAGATGTTACGGTTCTTGTTGGCTTAGGTAACGGATCTAAAACAGAACAGCTATTTCACATGCAGCAAACACAACAGGCGCAGCAAGCAATGGCAGGCGCTGGG